ATGGCGACCTTTCGCAAAACCAAGACGGGCTGGCGGGCCGAAGTGGCAAGAGCAGGCGTTCGCGCCAGCAAGGTGTTTCCTTCCAAGAGAGAAGCTCAAGACTGGGCCAGCCGCAAAGAATATGAGATCCTGAACGGGGCGAAGATCTCTGCCAAGATGAAGTTACGCGATCTCTTTGAACGGTACGCCCGTGAGGTGAGCTCGAAGAAGCGCGGCTATAAGTGGGAAGCGCTTCGCTTGAACCGATGGGGCCAATCCGATCTTGCCGACAAGACCCTCTCCGAACTCTCGCCTGCAGATTTCGCCGCGTGGCGTGACGCCCGGTTGCAAAAAGTGGCGCCCTCAACAGTGCGGAGAGAAATGACCCTCATGGGGTCTGTGTTCTCCGTAGCTCGGCGGGAATGGGGATTGATGGGAGATTCGCCCCTAACCGATGTTCGTAAGCCGCAAGAGTCAGCTGCGCGGGATCGTTTGCCGACGAGCGCGGAATTGGAGCGCCTTGAACTTTCCGCAGGCAATGATCTCAACAATGCGACGGCGCGCGCGTTTCACGCATTCCTGTTTGCCGGAGAAACCGCAATGCGCGCCGGCGAAATCGTCGGCATGAAGTGGGAGCATATCGACCTTAAACGCCGGGTTGTGGATCTACCCATGACCAAGAACGGAACGTCACGGCAAGTCCCGCTTTCACGCCGCGCTGTGGAGATGCTGGAGAGGCTACCAGAATTTGATCCTGTATTCGCACTCGATTCGCGGCAGTTAGACGTTCTGTGGCGCAAGGTGAGGGATCGGGCCGCGGTTGACGGGTTAACATTTCACGACTCACGACATTGGGCGATCACGATGCTAGCCAAGAAACTTGATGTGATGGATCTGGCGCGGATGGTGGGCCATCGAAACGTGAACCAACTTCTTACCTACTACAACGAGAGCGCCGAAGATCTTGCGAAGCGGCTTGATAAATGATCGAAGGTTGCTGCATCGATCATTTATCGTGCGAAGGAAGCGGTTGCGGTCACATGTATTCGGTACCCGTGTACGCGTCGTGATGTTACTCCATATAGTAACGAATACTGGTAGAGCACCTATCGATCCATTTGCGGCGCTCTACTCAAGGGTCAGCTAGGCGCAGATAGCTGACCCTGCAAAACTGCAAACTATTGCTATCTTTCACGGCAACCCCGGTGCGGTTCAGACATTCGTCATTTGCTCCAGTTTCTGAAACTGTAGCCCACTCTACGCAGATCCGCTCCGGCCTCTACTGGGAGTGGCCATCGAGGATAAAAGTGCCTGATTCAAATTACCGGTACCTAACCACCTGCGAAGTCCAACCCAATTCTAGTGACCGCGCCTCCAAGGCGCTGCACGAGATTTTGAGCGTACTCGTACCTAAGCTGATAACGGACCTCGCATTGATGGTTAGTCATTCCAAAAGCGTCGGCGTCATGGTTCATTTCAGAGCGTGAAGCATTGAACTTGTAACCTTCATCAAAGACACCCCGATTGTCCGCATAGAACACCTCTGTCTCAGGCATCGCATCGGGGCTGGATACAATCTCGAACACCGAAACGCCGTCCTCTGAGTTGAAGAACAGGTACCGGTTACTCTGAACATTATCAGGCAGTTTGTTTGACTTTCTCTCGTGAAGCTTTAGCGCTGTGAACCTAAGCCGGCTCCCATGTAAGCTGATATTCTTTTGGGAAATTTGCGCCGGGACTGTGTCACACAACGGCGAAACGCAAATCCAAGTATCTCCTGCGGCGTCAAAGATATGGCCTGTCTGAATATGCCACCCGCCAACGTCATCACTGCAAACCAGGGCGTTGTGAAAAAGTTGTGCCCTCTTCAGTTGTTCAGCCTTGCTCAGGTCAACCTGATAGTGATTTCTCACCACCGCGATGTTATCCGCCTCGTTTTCTTGCCTTTGAGACTCAACAAGCCTTTCAGCAAACAATCGCACTCCTGGGAGCACTTCGGAGATCATCGACTCAATATGACGCCTTACCGTGCGATCAATTGTCGTCTTACGGTTTTCTTGGCTAGAAAGCAGCAGTTCTTTGAACCAAAGTGCGGACGAATGGTTGTCTGCAAGCGCCCGATCCTGCATTTCGACGCCCTGATTTTCGATATCTGCTGACATTTTAGCAAGCAGAAGTCGCGATGGCCTTGGTTTCCAATCAGCCAATGCGGCTCGTAGAGCGTCTAATAGCGGCTCTTTTGATTGCTTGGATGAAAATGTGATGAAACCTCTGTCTGAACGTATCCACTTCACGTTGCCAGAGTCACGAAAGCTCGACACACGACAGTTCTCCTGGCTCAATTGGTCAGCAACACTATCTTGGTAAGAAAGAACTGCCGACATCGCCATCACGAGCCAATACTTCTTGTGCAGATCTATGTCTGCAAACAACTTGTTTAGCGAAGCAAACTCGGCCTGCCCGGACATAACCTTTCGGATGTTTTTACAGTCAGCGACGACCGAAGCATATTGTCGAAAACCAGCGGCCGCGCTGAGTTGATCAGAAAAATTATATGGAAGTTTCGTTTCCTCGTATGCCTCTTCAAGCTTGGCTTCAGCTTCTTCAGACAGTGCAGGCAAGCGATCGCTTTCAAGAAGGCCGATCAAAAAGCTTTCAAACACTTCGTCGAGGTTCTTATTGGTGTTAACGATGATCAGATTGAAGTGGTCGCTAGCGAAGAGTTTACGTGCGATCCGAAGAGAGCGTGTGTGGTCTTCGGCATTATCTGGATCAAGCTGATAATCTAATACCAGGAGATCAGTTTGGTGAAGGTGTGCCGCCCCGTCGACTTCCTCATCGTCAGTAAGATTCTGAGCGTCATGTATGTCGAGGATATACTTTTTTTCCTTAGACCGGAATTCGCTCACAACATCGATAACTTGTTGTGGGTCTCTGACCCATTCCTTTTGTTTCGGCTCTACAGCATCGGCGCTTTCGCTTTTTGCGTTGGCGCCTAGGACTTCTTCAATCGTTGGATAGTCGTCATCAACAATCACTACAGAGCGGATTGGATCAATAAATGCTTCTTCGATGAAACTCTGAAAATCTTCAGCCATTCTCGAACTCGGCTCCATTCAAAACGATCAAAAAATTTGCACCAGAGAGCAGCTGACTTGCGGCGTCCCCGGAATATGAAATGGAATGCCCACCAGAGATCAGATTTGCCTTCGCGAGGTAGAGACCCACGCCACGCCCGCCCTGAATCTTTCTTGTGAAGAACAGCTTAAAGAGGTTGTCGACGTCTTCAGGCGCAACACCCGGGCCACTATCTGCTACCACAACTTTCTCCGACGCTACGTCGAACAAAATCTCACGGTGCTCGTTGTTGCTTGTACCGACCCAGTAGATGCTGTTGTTCACTAGGTTGATGAAAACTGGAAGCAGCCTGGAAGGTTGATCAAAAACCCTAAAATTTCGAAAAGCCTCGGTTGACTTTAGCTCAATGCGGTTCTTTGTCAGGCTCGGCCCGAAAAAGTCTTGAATGTAGTCGCGTATTTCAACACCGGTGATCCACTTCTCCACCTTGAGCCCGGACAGCCTAAGTGGCGACAGAAAGCGGAGTTGGTCGGTGAGGCCTTCGTATCCGAGCGTTATGTCTCGTACAGCTTTGGTTTCCGACAGTTCGTCCGGTAAGGCCCTAAGGCCCGCGGCAATTATGTCATCAAAGTCTTGAAGGTCGTGACCGGTGATTTCCACAGCTATCCCGAGTTGGGCTAGGCTATTCAGTCGATCAAGCTCGGCTCTTGCTTCAGCCAGTTCTTCCATCCCACGGGTAGCGAGATGTTCAAGATCGATGCTTTCCTTTAGCCCTTCTAGCGCACGCACGTATGGTTCAAATATATCCTCATTTTCCTCAGAAATGTTGCGATCCAGAGTTGTGAGTTTGGTAGATGCGGATTGAAAAGTCTCGCGTTCAGCTTTGAAGAGCTGAAGCACCGCCTCGGCCTCGTCTTTGAACAGTGCTTTTCGTTGGTCCGAGAGTTCTGAAATGCGTTTGAATTCATCAGTTTGAAGTGAACGCACGAGCTTCTGCCAGTGATTTACGCGAGCTGAAATTCGGTTGCGTGACTTTTCAAGCTGGCTCTCGAGGACTGACAGCGGGTCGGATGGGCGGAACTTCTCGACTGCCTCATCGACAGCCTTGGAAACTGTAGTATAAAGCTGCCGTGCACGAGCAGCCTGAGATCTGTATGTCGCGTAGTTTTTCCTCTGTCGAGGCGACATGGAACGTGGCGCGCCAGGAATAGTTGCTGACGGTAGGTGATCTCGAAATGATGAAATCAGTTCCTGCTTCTCTGCGATTTCAGCATCGCTTGTGATGCTAAGATTTTGGGCGGCACCCTCTAGTTGCTCAACCAAGATTGGAAGGTTTGTAAGGCCTTCCTTCAAGTTTCGGGCAAACGTTCGTTTGTTCTTTGCTCTTAACTTTTCTTGGTTCTGAGCATCGCGCTCTTGCTTTTTCGTTTCCTTAACTTCCGGCAGAACCTCTTTCCTAACCGGCGCGTCGGTACCAAAGTACTTTCGAGCCGACTGCATAAGTAAGTTCACACCGATGTCGCGCAAAGCCTTTGCAGACCTGTTGTCAATGAACCCTTCGCGGCCAGCCTTGTCCTTTAAGTTTGGATTGCCTTCACGGGTCGTTGCAATTCGGCCGAACATTTGGCGGTGGTTCCAAAATTCACGACCTGCGTTTCTCGAACGTCTTTCGTCCATTTCAAAGAAATCATTGTCGCTCCTGCCATATGGCAAGACACGCAATCCATCTCTAAATACCATGAAGCCACTATAGATGCCGGCCATTTCCTTGAACCTGTCGTGCTCGGCTTTCTCGTGCGTCGAATTCATGTAGTCGAATTCAATCGCTGAGATGTATATTTCGAAAGGGCCTAATCTAGTATCAGAGCGGGTAGGAACCTCGATGTTTGAAGCAGGCAGAATTTTCACTTCGTCTGGCAACCAGCTTCCAAATACCTTCACGCGACCGCGAAAAACGCCTTCCTCGTCAACTTCACCGTCTATACAGTGCTCCATTTTGGACACTTGGTGCCGTGATATACCGATGTCCCTTCCAATGATTTTTCTACTCTTGTCATCATTCCAGACTCGGACATGGTATCCAAAATTTTCAAAGAAATCCGGTATATTTTCAGCGTTTGCGTCAATGTAAGGGTCTACAAAGCTAGCTAGTGTTTCGCGGAAGTTTTTTCGGGTTCTCTCTTCGGTTGGTTTTAGTTTTCCGTCCAACAGCTGAGCCCGCAGGTCGTAATTGATCCCTGATACAATCAAAGCTGTACCACTGTCCGAATCTTCTTGCGCAACAGTCCACCCAGATAGGTGATCCAAGGAGAAGTTGAGCTCACGTATACTATGAATAATCGCCTTCGAAGTCACGCCACCAACCCGTTCAGGCAGATTGTCAAAATCAACCCAAGCTCGAGCAATTCTATCTGCGTTGGCCCGTTGTTCGGCGCTCGCTTCGTCGGTGAGCGATGACTTCAGCGGTTCGATGTTCTGGACGAGTTCTTCAATCATGCTTGGCAAGCGTTCGAATGCTTGGCAAAGATCAGAAACTTCGACGGTCGGAAAGAAGATGTCAGCAAGATTCAGGTAGGGATTTTCGAACAACCGCCAATCGATCAAGGACGTAACGAACTCCTCGTTTGATCGTTTGGAGATCAGGAGCAATGTCGGTCCAAGGTTCGCGCAAGAGAGCCGGCCAATGCCTTTCTGGCCTTGCTTCACTCGTTCCTGCAGCCCCTTTCGGTCTCTAATCGGGACTCGATCAGAGGTCGCTTTAGACTCCGTTCCAATAACCAGCCAACGATCTTGAAACTCCTCCAAGTTCATCCCGTGGCCATTGTCGGACACAACAGCTACTGGCGATTTGCCATCGAAGATGTCCAGGGCAACATCTGTGGCATATGCATCAAAAGCATTTTTCCAGAGCTCTGAAATAGCCGTAGGGCAGTCCGCAACTTGCTCGCGACCTAAGTGATCGACCGTTCTTGCTCTAGTTTTAAAGCCTGAACGCCTCATAAGTTGGGTTCCTTGAGGAACGCCCCACTCACATCAACCTCTCCCAAGTTTAAATCCTCAAATAGTTGTTTTATAATGATTTCTGCCATTTTGACTGGAACTGCATTGCCAATCTGTTTCCCAGCAGCCGTTAAGCCGCCTTCAAAGACAAAACTGTCGGGGAAGGTTTGGATTCTAGCGGCCTGACGGACAGTGATCCCATGATGCTCAGTCGGATGCACAAACCTACCCTTAGATGGGTTTATGCAAGCCGTTGTCATTGTCGGGGCTGGCAACCTTGAATCTATACGGCCATACACGTCTTTGTGGCCATCGTGGTCCTTGTGACAAGGGAGGGTTCGGCCCGAATCTCGTCTCGAGCCACCATTTAATGGGGTGTTCTTAAACGCTTTGATTAATTCGTCATTATGCTTCATATGTAAATCATTAGGATCGCCGCAAGGCGCTGAAACAAAAGCACTTTCACAAGAAATCCATCTTTTCAAAGGGTCGCCATTTATTTCAGTGTGTGTTGGGGGTGGCGGCCAATCCAAATCGGCTACTAGATCTCCTTCTCGTACACCTAGTATAAAGACCCGCTTCCTTCGTTGCGGCACGCCAAAATCTCGGGCATCTAAAGTCACTGGATCAAGGATTGTGTAACCTTCGCGAGCTCCAAGTTCGTAAAATTTTTCCAAATATTCGCTATGCCTTGGCCAAAGTAAACCTGGCACATTTTCCATCAGAAAAGCTTTGGGGCGCAGCGATCTGACGAAGTCAAAGTATCTGTAAATTAAAGAATTACGGGGATCGCCGACGCCCGCGTCCTTTATTCTATGAGTAGAGAAACCTTGGCAAGGTGGTCCACCCAAGAGTAAATCACATTCTGCACCATTGTTGAAATGTGCTTTTGCCAACTTTTCTGGATCAAGCGTAAGAATGTCCTCTGTGTAGAGTGTAGTCTTCCCAGCTTCACAGAAGTTTTTTCGGTAGGTTCTTGCGGCAAATTTGTCGAACTCAACTGCAAAAGTAACCTGAGCACCCGCGTTGCGTGCCCCTAAAGAAAAGCCTCCTGCACCAGCGAACAAATCTACTACTTGTGGCACACAGCGTTGCACTGTTGCAGCCACACTCAGCGCGGTATCTGGATTGGTATGCTCTAACCTCATTATGATGGTCTTCTTTGTGTACACCACTAGCTGCAAGCTCACTCCAACGAGGAGGCGCATATTTTATATTTTCTGAACGATAACCCTCTCAGCTGACTTGAACAACCACATGATGAACAATCTTCCTTTGGTCGCAAACACATCGTCAGATGAAGCAATGCTCAAACGCCCAATTGTAACGATTAGCTATCGTTGATTGGTCTGCTCAAGTGCAAATGGACTGCTACTGCATGTTGGCAGCGAGGGTCTTCTCTCGTCCGCTTGTTTGAAGGCTTCCGTACTAGGATTGCACAGATCGTGTCCGCTCCGGGACGCCTGCCGCCAGATACCAATGCGACGTACGCGAGGGCAGTCTCCAGCACGCGTAGTCCTTACTGGTTAGAGAATGCAAATCGGCGATAAAACCTGCCCGCCATAGCTGATAGGCTGGCCATGAACAGCGTTGATGCAGAGAGGTTTCGGTCTTCGCTTTTTGCCACAGTCTGATTAGCTAAGCTGCACCCGACGGGTCTTGCCGCTTCCGCTGGCTTTCAGTTCTCCGCTATTGATCTTGCGCCTAATGGTCGACGGGTCGCATTTCAAGATGCGCGCAGCCTCTGGGATGGAAAGCCAGTCCTCACGACGCGACAGCTCTGCCGATGCAAGCAGCTTTTCGATCTTGGCGAGACGATCAATGAGGTCGCTGAGCGCGCCAGCATCAACCGCGATGAGTTGTTGGGTCATATGCTATCCTTCATTGCTGCGGGAGCAATCATTTCATTTGGTGTGTATGTGAGTGGTGGTCAGCGCGTTGTTGGCGCCAAGGATTGGCCGTTGTATGGGCAATCCGGGCGGCCATCGCTGGCGCGGCGGGGTGCGCGCGCAGAGGCGGTTTTGATCCAGAGGCTCAGCGCGCTTTGGCGGGATGTGCCAGTGCATTGGATGCCCATCAGGTCCACAAGCCAGAGCGCCTCGTCATAGATCCACGCATCTGACATGGGCGCAGTGATGCATCCGCCGAGATCCGCGAATTGCTCGGACCTCTGATGCATCGGTGTCGCCCGGAGTGTTTCCGTCGCGGCATAGAGCGCTAGGGTGTTGATTGAGGTGGATGATGCGCGGGCGGTGGGCAACTTGGAGGATTGAGCCGCCCGCGCCTGATCCGCACCAGACGTGTGGTGCGAAACCTCGGTGTTGGGTACGCCGCGCAATCCTCCAACGCGGCGCAGGTGTTCAGTGACCTTAGACGGGCGGAGCCCGTGGGGGTCGTCCACCATGGGTTCGGAACCTTGAGAGATAGGGTTTGTCATTGCGGGTGCGCCTCGCCTTACGCCGCATGGGGGCCATGCGGAGTAATCTGGCGATCTGCCATGACGCGACGAACCTTCTGGCCGACGCGATCGAGGACCTGCTCGGTCGGTTCCGGCGTCGGCGCCGGGCGCTCGACCAGATGCGCAGCGCGCAGGCGCACTGGGTCAAAACCCTGGCCGCGCGCGGCCTTCAGTGTTGCCCATGCAGTTGTGAAGAGGTGCGGGCTGTCGAGGTGTTCCTCGGGTGAGCCTGCGATCTGCTGCGCGTCCCGCAGCACGGTTTCCAGTCTGTCTTGCATTCAATCCTCCATCGGTTGATGGGAGATTGATAAATGGGGACAATATTCCCTGTCAACGAGAAATGGGGATATTTGTCCCGAAAATGTGCGCGCGACACCCCATCCCCTTTGCTCAAAGGGAGATTCGGGAAGCGTAGAATTTCTATGAGAGTTAGCTTAGAGCCTTCTGGCGAGGTCTGACGGCCAGTGTAGGCGAACGCGTGCAGCCCACTTGAGCCGAGTATTCCAGATATTGTTCGCGCCCGGATTCAAGCTGATCAGATGGAAAAGGCCGGGTTCATCTCCCGCTTTCACCTGCTTCACCCACCCCATGCCTTCTTCATCTTCACACACACATCGATGCCCGATGACATCACTAGGCACACTGTCATGACCATTTCGCGAATAAAATAGAAGGTCACCTGCCGAATACACAGGCTCCATGCTATCACCTTCAACCTCAACAGCGACTACGCCACTGGGAGAGAGTCCTGGTGGGCAAATTACCTGCGGCCCGTCGCCCTTTGCATATGCGTCAAATACAGGGACGGAAGCACCGGCACCTACCTTGCCTGCGATGGCGATGGTGGGCGTTCCTTCGAATTCACCAGCCATAAAGCTCTCAAGTGAGATGCCAAGAGCGGCGGCTATGCGAAGTGCATCTTCAGCATTGGTGCTCTGGGTTTTGCCCTGGTTGATTTTCTTGAGCTGCTCATACGAAACCCCAGCCTTTTCGGCCAGTTTTCGCATCGATAGCCCAGATGCTGACATGGCCCCATTGAGCGCTTCTCGGAATGATAAAGGCATGTGGAGACAATAGTCCCGCAATTCCTTTATCGATAGGAGATGATTGTCCCTTGCGTGATGGGGATTATAGTCCCTATATGGTGGCATGATGAATGCTCAGCTTATTTCTGAAATTGAGTGCTATGCGGCTGAAAGGCACGTTGCACCAGCCACCGTTACAAGTCGCGCGGTTGGAAACAGTCGGCTCTATCGCCGTTTGAAGGACGGGAAAAGCTGCACGCTTTCCGTCGCCGAGAGGTTGCGTAAGTACATGGCTGATAATCCGCCATCCAGCGAGGGAGATCTCGCCGCATGAGCCGCCCGCGTCTAACCCTGATCGTGAACAATGATGTGCCATGCGATGAGCGTTGCACGTCTGCTGACCAAGCGTCTTGGTCAAATCAGTTGGACCCCTATGCGCTGAAGGTCAGCGCGCCTGACCTTTGGTCGGCCTATTTCCACGCGCGGTTTCATAGCCCGCGCGAGGTGGCGCTGTTTTGCGATGTGTCATTTCAGACCGCGCTCAACTGGTGGGGTGCGGTGACAGCACCTGCCAGCCATACTGCCTTGCTGATGATCCTCACTGATCCAAGCGCGGCGGCATTCTTTCAGGATCAATTGGCGAGGGCCGCATGATGTTGCAGAGATCCTCACCCCGTATCGAACGGATCGCCTATCAGATCTGGTGGCTAATCCAAGACAGCGCCGGGGAATGCACCCTGCGGGATATGGCCGAATTTACCGAGGCCTCGATGCAGACCTGCTCTCAGATCTGCCGCTATCGGGGCTGGGCCGGGTCCTACCGCAAAATGGCGCGGAGCAACGCGCTGGATAACGGCCCACTGATGATCGAGGCGCTGGATAGCGAGCTGTCAGCCCTGTTCGGGGAGGCGGCCTGATGTTGTGCGCAACAGGGGGCCGCTATGGCGCTTGATCCAGTTCGAGATGCGCGCGGCGCACCGCGCTACCGCTGCATTTGCGATGACTGCGGGCGCGAGGACACGGTCGCGGCCCGCCATGGGCGGGATGGCAGCGACGGGCACGGCCAGGCGGTGTCCAAAATTCAACGGTTGGGGTGGTCCTACATCGGCAAACGGCTGCGGTGCGGCACCTGTGAGGCAAAAAGAAAGGTGGAGAAAATGGCAGCAAAAACAGAGCAGAAAACACCTGCCGAAACGGCCCCGCGTGAACCGACGCGGGTGCAAAAGCGCGAGATCATGGAAATCCTAAGCGAGGTCTATGATCATGATCGGCAGTGCTACTGCGGTGGCGAAACTGATGACACGGTGGCCAAGGTGCTGAATGTCATGCCGGGCTGGGTCGCGGGCATTCGGGATGAGTTCTTTGGGCCGGGTGGCAGCAATGACGACATGGCCGCCCTTGGCGATGAAATCCGCAAGTTCATGCAGGACACGCAAGCGCGCCTGACCGCCGCGAAATTGGAGGTGGAGAGCCTGGAGGCTGTGATCTGTCGCGTGTCCTCGATGTCCAAGACGCTGGATCAGATCAAAGATGCTGTTGGCCCGCGTAACCTGGTGAGGGTCAAATGACACAGGTTGCGCAGGTCAAGCTGGTGGAGGCCTCGGATCTGCCAGAATACCCGATCTCGGCAGAAAGCCGGTTGGACTCGCATTACTTCATGCCGTTCAACCATGATCGCTATGACCGCAGTGATTTTCGGCGCAAGGCCTACCGCGACCCGGAAGTCGGCTTTTTCGGTATGGAGCTGTTCTTCAAGTCGCATGGTGAGGCCCCCTTGGGAACCTTGCCCAGCGACGACGACAGTTTGGCCTTTCTGCTGGGGTTGCCGCTGGAGCGGTGGATCTCGCTCAAAGAGCGGGCGTTTAACCCGCTCTATAACTGGCACCCGGTGCGCTGTGACAATGGCGCAATTCGACTCGCACATCCGGTGGTGCAAGAGGTGATGGAGGCCGCGCTGCGCGGTCATCTGGAGCACAAGGCCAGCAATGAAGACAAGGCGGTCTACGCACGGCGAAAACGGCTGATCGAGGTTCTGCGCGACATCGGCTGCAGTGAGGATCTGTGTTCCGATGAGCTGGCCGTGGCTTGGGTGGATGACTGGCTACTCAAACACCACCCCGGTCAGAGGCGCATGCCGCAGTTCCAAGCCTCCATCGGGCGTGCTCTCAAAGAGGCCGTATCTGAGGGCATTGTGGGTCGTCCACGCCGCGCTCCCTGAAATCATTGAAGAAATCTGGCCACCTGTGGGCGGAACAGAACGGAACATACCAGAACAGTTCCGAACAGAATGGAACAGTTCCAGACATAAGAGAGGAAATGAAATGAGAGAATATGAAATGAGATTTCGTTCCGCTCCCACTCGGGCCGAGCAACCTGTGGATATGTCGGAACGCTGAGAAGAAGAGGTGCAGGAATGGATGCGAAAGAACAGGCAGCCGGTGAGGCGCGGGTGCAGGATTTGTTGATTACGCCGCTGGAGGCGTTGGGGCTGGCGCGGCCTTCCACGCTGACCAAGGCGCAGTTTGCGGTGATGCTCCGTGAGTTGCGCCAGAAGCTGGCGTATATGACCCCGGCCAGCCTTGCGATCTTGCGGGATTGGGTTGAGGCGCACCCGGGCGGCAAGGATAAGGATCGATTTCCGATTGGGCTCAAGATCCTGAACAAGGCGCGCGATATCCAGTTCCCGGACAGCGGGCCTTCGCCGTTGTTGTTGAAAGCCTTTACAGACGAACTTGGACATAAGGCACTTGCCGAGGGCTGGGCACCGGAGTTGCTGCGCTATTTGCGTGGTGCGCGCGTCTGGCCGGGGCCGTACACCATCACCCAGATCCGTAATGAAGCGGATGGGGCGGTGCGCCGTATGGCGGATATTGAGATGCGCGTTGGCCGTGGGGATCGGTTGTCGATGGAGGATGAGAGCTTTCGCGCGCGCCGGGCTGAAGCGCTGCAGAAATGCCGGGAGATTGCAGACCAGGCGCAGCGGGGTGCAGCAGCATGAGCGAGCATGTTGTGATCGTCGCCTCTGATGGCGTGGCGGATCTGACCCCGGTGGCAAAGTTCATGGCAGCGCGCCAGCTGCGCCTGAAGGCGGAGGCGGATCGCATCGAGGCGGTGAAAGCACAGGGTCATGTTCCTGAGGTCTGCGGTGATGCCATCCCCGAGGCACCGGCCCGGGGAGCTATTCGTGTATTCCAACCGATGAGCCTGTTTCCTGATGGCGAAAACGACTGGAAAGCCCGCCCCTCTGGCTATCGTGGCCGGTCGGCCATGCAGCGAGCTGACGTCTTCGACGTGATGGCGGCAAAGGCGGCCAGCAACGGCAAGCCCGCGCCCTTTACCCGCGCGCAGGTGGCTGCAGGGCGGTATTACCGGGATCTGGTCGAACGCCACGCCTGCGCCGGTGTGCGCTGTTCCTCTGTCGAGGCCATCCGCAGCGGCGGCGGCAGTGGCAGCTTCATTGATGCGGTGCTGCGGGATCGCGAAGAGATCGAACGGATCCGCAGACGCATCGGTACTGGCACTGCCATGGCAGTGCGCAAGATCCGACCGTCCAAACGTGGCTCACGCGTGAACATCACGGATCGGCGGCTCGTGGATATGGTGTGTCTGGAGGACAAGCCGATCAGTGCGGTGCTGCGGGCGCATGGGTGGAGTGTCCGGGGGCAGACCTCTAGAGCATTGCGGCAGGCTTTGGCGGAGGCGTTGGGGCGGATGGGCCAGTGATGTTTGAGATCATCCCAATGCGAACATGACCATCGTTGGCCATCATGACGCTCAAGACGCTTGACGGGATGGAAAGTTTGCTATTGGAACAAAATGGTGATTCTATGAGTTTGTACCTTCTGAAGGCTTCAAATGTGATGGGGGGAACGTATGCCTACTTGTATGCCTACTTACAGTAATCCCACTCCCACTAATTGGTATAAGGGGAGGGTTGAGGAGTTTGCTGAGCAGGTTCGTAGTCAACTCGGTTACGAAACGGGAAGCTCATTGAAGGAAATGCTATCAAGTCACGGGGCAAACATCTCATACACTGCGTCTAGTTTTGACGACCATGAGAGCGGCTCATTGATCGCCAGAAGCATTGATGACTTTGATATATACCTGTCGCCGAACACGTCTGTGGAGCGCGACAACTTCACCCTTGCTCATGAGCTTGCTCATTTGATTATGCACTTTGACGGTGAGGGCGAGATGCGTGCTACACGCTACGTCACGGATGATCCGATTCAGAAGAGAGCAGAGTGGGAGGCAAATTGGTTCGCGGCAGCGTTTTTGATGCCTGCCGCTGACTTCAAAGAATTTTATCTTAACTCTGATGGCGATCTTAAGTTAGTTGCTGATCACTTTAATGTAAGTATCAGTGCAGCTGATGTACGTGCAAGAGCACTAGATCTCCAGTAATGTAATATTACAAGAGGATGGAGCTTGAAGCATTCATCTCCGAAAAATCTACCTACACCCGAATATCGGGTGCGACTTTTCATGTCAGTCGATATTGTTGGGTCAACTAGATTTAAAAAACCGGACGGAAGTTGGAAGAAGCTATTTGTCCATTTCTTCAAAGAGTTCCCTAAAACCTTTCACTCCAAACTTGAATTAGGCACTTGCTGCGATTTTTGCAGCAAAGAAAAGAAAACATTCCCCAAAGTGTGGCGGACACGGGGCGATGAGCTAATATTCGTCATCACGCCAATCAGCATCAACAATGCTATATTCATCCTTAGTGGTTTCACCGAGGCGATCAGTGAGTACATGAGAAAGTATGATGATTTTGAGTTGAAAGGAAATGCATGGACCGCTGCGTTTCCGGTGCCTAACGTCTCCATTTTCACTCAAGATGTTGATTCCTTTCCCCATGAGGGAGTTATTAAAAGTCCTGAAAACCTAGATCGAGATAGCAATGAAGACTTGGAGATCGCGGCTGATGAAATGCCTGCTTATTTCGATTTCCTTGGAGTAGACATGGACATAGGTTTTCGTGTCTCTCGGAATTCTCGGCCAGACTTCACAACTATATCTCTGGGTTTAGCTTGTCTTTTATGTGAAGCCTCGGCTGATGATCAAAATGTTCAGGGTGGATTACTCTCACGTCTGAGCGTTGAGAGAAGGGAAGTATTTAAAGGTGTTGCGGATGAGCGTGCCTACCCTGTTTTGGGCTTTCTCGGTCAAAGCTCGTCAACTAGCACAACGAAGACGAGTTTGGATAGTCTGTTACTGACACCTAGGGGGAATGCAACTGAATTTCAAACAATACTAAAAGGAGAGCTGGCTGAACTAGAACACGACTGTCCTGTTTTGAAGTTGAATTGTGATGATAGGGATGTGGAAGACCCGCCTGCATATAAATATTTCCTTGCAGAGGAGCACGCTTATGGTGAGAAGCTTTCTCAAGCTAAGATGGAGTCTTCTGTTGATTCCGGAGCTAACGGGGCGGAAGTGCGCACTGAAGCTGAACTTTCTGATATTCTAAAACGCGTAGCTAACTTTACGAAGCTGCCACCGAAAGACAAAAAATGAGTGAACTCAAGCAAGATACTCTGATCGCGCAACATGAATATGTCCGTCACTATATAAATCAGGCAGATAGTAAGTCGGCTATTGGCCTTGTATCTTCATCTGCTCTTCTAGTGTGGGTAATTAAAAATTACTTTCCCGTCCTGTTGGCTGACAATGTTTGTTGGCCAACTAAGATCTTATTGATTTTTGCTTTTCTTGGAGTTGCCTCTACCGTAGTCTCGTTTGTGCTAGCTTTATGGCCTAGATTGACCGGAAGTAATGGGGGCGGTGTATTTTTTTACGTTGATGTTGCTAGTCATGCTTCATTGAATGATTTCCATTCTGCATATAAAGAATCTAGTTGCGAGGGTGTATCGAAAGAGATTTTAAATTCGATATACTTTTCCTCTAAGATATGCACGAAAAAATTCAAATTGATACAAAGGGGGATTGCGTTTGGTCTGGCGTCTGCTCTTCTTGTTGGAATATCTTTTCTTTATATTTAATTGGAAAATATCTACGGCGCAAAAACAGACTTTCTCGATTTAACGGGATTTGAGGTACATATCTGTGATGATGAATCCCCAAGGGCATCTTGCGGAGACGATGAATTTAGCTAGTCGGGAGGCATCCGCAGAGCATTGCGGAATGCGGTAAGCGTCAGGTCTGGCGGACGGTTTTGCGCCACCTAGGTAAGTGAGCCGACGGAAACTCTAGGTTATTCGCGAGGTTTCCTTCCCCTCGGGAGGGGAACTTTGCAAATGTCACTATAGGCGTTTCTCACCAGCCCCCCACATCGCCCCTTGACGCTGCTGTCACCGGCATGCCAGTAAATATGCATCATCACTGATTGCGCCCACGGGAAACCGTCGGGCGCTTTTGCGTTCCGGGGGTATGGTATGACGGCACGGAGCGAGTATCACCATTTGTACAACCTGTCGGCGTGGCGGCGTCGGCTGCGGCCAGAGCATCTGGCGCGGGAGCCGCTGTGTCGGGCGTGTCTGCGGCGGGGGATCGTCAATGACGGCTCGCTGACCGCGTCCGGGTCTCGACAGGGATACCCAAAGCGCTGCCGCCTGGTGGTGGATCATGTGATCCCGCATCGGGGTGATCCGGCGCTGTTTCTGGATCCGGGCAATCTGCAGACGCTGTGCCCGGATGATCATGATCAGAACAAACAACGGCTGGAGGCGCGCGGGTACTCGGAAGAGCGCGGCGCGGATGGCTGGCCGGTGGATCCACAGCACCCGGCCAACCGCTGACGCAGCGGGGCGGCACCCCGGGGGGAGGGTTCGAAGGAATTCCGGATGCGCTGGCAACCGGAGGGGGAGCCTTTGTCTGTGCAAAGTGGAAATTGAATAGAAAAAGCCACATGAACAAGGAGTTGATCGGGATATGCGAGGGCGCAGACCGGCAGAGGAAAAAGTGGTGGCCCTCGCGGAAGAGGGTGCGCCGCTTCACAATCTGGAAGAGCGGGCGCGGCTGCGCCTCGAGGAGATCCGGCCCGAGGGGCTGACCGGTGAGCTGCGCTGGACCTTTGACCGGCTGGCGCTGCCGCTGTGTCACCCGACGGTGGATCGGTTGAAGCCCAGCAATGTGATGATGTTCAAACAGCTCTGCAAAGCGGTGCTGCGGTTTGAACGTCTGGAGCTGGAGCTGGAAGAGACCGGCGAGACCTATGAGAGCGAGACGCGCAACGGGGTGCAGATCAAGGCGCGGCCCGAGGTGGCGCAGCTCAATGAGACCTTCCGCCAGATCCGTGGGCTGGCCAATGACTTTGGCATGACACCTGCAGCGGAGCGGGGGCTGTCGGGCGCGGGCCAGATGGGATTTAACTTCGCCGATCCCAATGGGCCCGAGAGCTATCTGACGTGAGCGCAGAGCATGTGCGGGTCTCGGCCAGCGAGGATCCGGTGACAGCCTGGGCGCAAGCGGTTGTGGCCGGTGAGGTTGTGGCCGGGCCTTACGTGCGGGCTGCAGCGGATCGGCATCTGCGCGATCTGGTTGAGGGGCCCAAACGCGGGCTAAAATGGGATCTGGCGGCGGCGCTGCGGGCGATCCGCTTCTTTCCGCAGGTGCTGCGGCTCAATGGTGGGCAGTTCGAGGGGCGGCCCTTTGAGCTGCACCCAAGCCAGGCGTTCCGCATCGGCTCACTCTTTGGCTGGCAAAAATACAGCGCCCAGCACGGGGCGTGGCTCCGGCGGTTCACGCGGTTTTACGATGAGGAAGGCAAGGGCAACGGCAAATCGCCGATGCTGGGCGGCATTGGGCTTTACATGATGGTGGCCGATGGCGAGCCGCGGGCCGAGATCTATGCGGCGGCGGCCAAGAAAGACCAGGCGGGGATTCTGTTCCAGGATGCGGTGGCGATGGTGGATCAATCGCCGGTGCTGAAGCGGACGGTGCAGCAGCAGGGCGAGAACCCGGTCTGGCAGATGACCTACCGAGGGCGCAGCGGCGACAAGCGCAAGTTCAAGCCGCTCTCGGCGGAAAAGGCCCAATCGGGCCCGCGTCCGCATTGTGCGCTCACCGATGAGGTGCATGAGCATCCCAACCGGGATGTGATCGATATGCTGGAGCGGGGCTTTAAGTTCCGCAAACAGCCGCTGTTGTGCATGGCGACCAACTCCGGCACCGACAAAAAGTCGATCTGCTGGGAAGAGCACCAGCATGGCGTCAATGTGGTCACCGGCGCGGTCGAGGATGACAGCACCTTCGCCTTCATCTGCTCGCTGGATGAGGGCGATGATTGGGAGAATGATCCAAGCTGCTGGGTGAAGGTAAACCCGCTGTTGGGCGTCACCATCGATGAGGAATATCTCACCAAAGTGGTGAACCAGGCGAAGATGATGCCGGGCAAGCGCAACGGCATTGCGCGGCTTCATTTTTGCCAGTGGACGCAATCGGTGACGGCGGCGATCCGGCGCGAGGCTTGGGTGGCCTGCCATGGCGAGGTGGATCCCGAGGAGCTGACCGCGCAGGGCTATCCCTGTTTTGGCGGGCTGGATCTTAGCCAGGTGCGCGACTTCTCAGCGCTGACCCTCACCTGGGTGCTGGATGCCACCAAGGATGCCGAGCACCTGGTCTCCAAGACCTGGTTCTGGACACCGGAGGGCACGCTGATGGAGCGCGCGGCGCGCGATCAGGCCCCCTATGATCTCTGGGTGCGGCAGGGGTTCATCGAGGCGGTGCCAGGGGATCGACTTAAATATCCGTGGCTGGCCGACGCGCTGGCGGATCTAACCTCCCGCTATCAGCCGGAGGTGATTGCCTGCGACCAGTATGGCTTGGAGCGGCTCAAAGACAGTCTGACGGAAAAAGGCCTGGTGCTGCCCACCGAGGTGCATCCGCAAGGCTTCCAGAAGCGGGTGCTGGAGAAGGTGCCGGATCCCACCAATCCGGGGCAAGAGGTGGAGATCTATCTGTGGATGCCGGATTCCATCAACAAGCTGGAAAACGCCATCTATGACGGCCGCCAGACCGTGGCGCAGAACCCGCTGTTGGACAGTATGGCGGCCTCGGTCACTTACGCGGAGAACCGCACCGGGCATCGGATGTTTGACAAGGAAAAGGCCCATGGTCGCATCGACGGCATGGTCTCGCTGGCGATGTCGGCGGGAATTGCGCTGTGCCGCGAGCGGGCGGGCAAGGAACACTCGCCCTGGGGCGATGAGGACTACTCTCTGGAGGATATGCTGTGGGATTGATGGGGTGGCGCAGGCGCGCGGCGACTGAGGGCGCAGGCCTGCCAGAACAGCGCGCCGAGGTGGTGGACAGCGGCGAGGCCGCCATTGCGCAGGTGCTCTCAGGCGAGGTGGGCGAAGGGGTGAGCATGCGCGAGGCGCTGTCGCTGCCCGGGGTCTGGGCGGCGATCAACTTCCTGTCGGCGGCCATGGCCGGTCTGCCCATCGAGGTCTTTGAGACCACGAATGATGAGGGCGGCGACAAGAAGCTCAAGGGCGGTGTGGTGGATGTGCTGGGCGCGGCGGTGAATGACAGCACCACGTCGTTTAGCTGGCGCGAGACCTTCTTTGCCGAGGTCTTTGGCCCCGGGCGCGCCTATACTTACATCGAGCGCAACGCGCAGGGGCGTGTGATCAACCTGTTCCCGATGGAGTATCACCGCACCACGGTGCGCAAGGATCAGGGGCGGCTGTTTTATGACTATCGCGAGCCCTCGGGGCGGGTGAAGACCTATCCGGGCCGGGATGTGATCGACATCGCCTTTTTGCTCAAACCCGATCATGTGAGCAGCCACAACCCGGTGATGACCTGCGCCAGCGCCATCCGCCAGGGGCTCAATGCCAATCGCTATGCGCTGACGGTCTTTGGCAAAAACGGCGTGCCGCCCTATGTGCTCACGGGGCCATTCCAGGCCGCCAAGGAGATGATGCGCTCGGCGGCGGATCTGATGCGGGTAACGCGGCGGGCGGCAGATGAGGGCAAGCCGGTGTTGCCGCTGCCAGCGGGCCATGAGCTGAAGCGGCTCGGCGATGATCCGGAAAAGATGCAGCTCACCCCGGTGCAGGTCTTTGCGGTAGGGCAAGTGGCGCGGATCTATCAGCTGCCACCGGTGTTCCTGCAGGAACTCAGCAAGGGCAATTACAACAATATCGAGCATCAGGATCTTCACCTGGTCAAACACACGCTGCGGCGCTGGGTGAAGAAGTTCGAACAGGAGCTGACGCTGAAGATCTTCGGGCGCGGCTCCAAACGCTATGTCAAACTGAACCTCGACGGCATGATGCGGGGCGACTTCAAGACCCGCATCGAGGCGATTGTCAAAGCGATCCAGAACGGCCTGATGACCCCCAATGAGGGGCGCGCACTGGAAAATCGTGCGCCGCTGCCCGGCGGCGATGTGCTTTTGGTACAGGGCGCAACCGTGCCGATTGAGCTGGCCGGCAAGGCCTTTGCCAAAGGCGCGGCGGTGGAGGCCGCGCCGCCCCCTGCCCCAACAGACGACACCACCCCCGCCGATCCTGACGATCAGGACGGCAACGCGGAACCCAACACAAACTAACGGAGGCTTGGATGAGCGATCCAACACGCGAGGTGCGCTATTGCGCCGTCGCGCCCATTGAGCTGCGCGAAGACACAGACAAACCGCTGGCGGTCACGGGCTATGCGGCGGTGTTTGGCGAGCGCACCGCCATCGGCCCGCTGGATAAATGGGGCTGGGAAGAGGTGGTGGAGGCCGGGGCCTTCAGCGCCGCCCTGGACCGGAGCGATGATGTGACCTTTTTGATTGACCATGAAGGGCTGCCACTGGCGCGCACCAGCTCCGGCACGTTGATGCTGTCGCAGGATCGGCGCGGCTTGCGGGTGGAGACGGAGCTGGACCGGCAGGATCCCGATGTGCAGCGGATCCTGCCCAAGATGCGGCGCGGCGATCTCTCAAAGATGAGCTTTGCCTTCATTGCCGAGAAAGAGACCTGGGATGAGAGCGGCGCGCACCCGCTGCGCAGCATCGGCTCGGTGCGGCTCTTCGATGTCTCGATTGTCACCGACCCTGCCTATCAGGGCACAGAGATTGGCCTTCGCTCCAAAGCGGCGGCTCTTGGCGGCAGCGCGCTCTGCGTGCGCCGCCGGATGCAGATGCGCGGGCGTCTGTCGGGGCTGCGCTGATCGGCGCTTTGTCCTGCCCGTTTCCATGCCGCGCCTTGGGCAAGCGCAGATCACCACATCCAATGAGGATATCATGAGCAAGATCAAAGAACTGCGCGAGAAGGCGCAAAAGCTTCTCACCGAGGCCACCAGCCTGCGCGATGGGATCACCGATAAAACACCGCTGGAAGAGGCGCGCGCCGCCAATGACAAGTTCGACGCGATGATGGATCAATATGACGGTCTCATCAAAGAGGCCGAGCGCGAAGAGCGGGCCATGAAGGCACAGCGCGAGGCCGAGGAACGCCGCGAGCAGGAAGAGCGTGCAGAGCGCGAGAGCCGCCGTCCGGGTCAGAATGAGACCCGCCATCAGCCCGACGCGGATGTAAGCGAAGAATACCGCGAGGCCTTCCGGCTGTATCTGGCCACCGGGGCCGATCTGTCGGAGCTGGACCGTGAAGCACGTGATGCCCTGCGTCGGGGCTACCGCGAAGACCGGGCGCAAAACGCAGGCACCGGGGCGCAGGGTGGCTTTTTGGTGCCCACCACACTGGCGGGCTTTATCAATGTTGCCGCTGCCGCCCATGGCCCGATGATGGATGGGCAGATTGCCACGGAGATCAACCTCGCCAATGGCGCGCCCTTTGATCTGCCCACGGTGGATGACACCACCCAAGAGGCCAAACCCCACGCGGAGGGCGATGAGGGCAAGGACGACGACAGCGGTGACATCGCACTCGGCAAGACCACATTGCTGGCCTATGCGCTGGCGACACCTTGGATCAAATGGTCCTTTGAGCTGGCGCAGGATTCCGCCTTTGGCTTTGAGCCCCTTCTGGGCAAGCTGATTGGCGAGCGGATCGGACGCAAGGGCAATGCCTGGCTCACCACCGGCAGCGGCAACAATGAACCTCTGGGCTTTGTCACCGGCGCGCCGGTGGGCCACGTGGCGGCTGCCACTACGGCGCTCACCTTTGATGAGATCCTTGATCTGGAGCACTCGGTGGACCCGGCCTATCGCGGCGGGCCCAAGGTGCGCTATCAGATGCATGACCAGTCGGTGAAGGCACTGCGCAAGCTCAAGGATGGCAATGGCCGCTATCTGTGGTCCGATGGCGATGTCACCAAGGGCGTGCCTGCCACGCTCAATGGGCGGCCTGTGTCGTTTAACCAGGCGATGGCGCAGATCGGTGCGGGCACCAAACCCATCGCTTACGGTGACTTCTCGGAATATTACGTGCGCAAAGTGGGCAATCCGCTCCTTGGCGTGGCACGCGAGAAGTTCTTCCCCAACCTCGCCATCATGGGCGTGCATCGCATCGATGGGGCCCCGGCGCAGACCAAGGCCATCAAAGTCCTGCAGATGAAAGCGGCCTGAGCCATGGCGATGGAGCGTCTTACCCCACCGGCAGAGGTGCCGGTGGATCTCGCCCAACTGCGCGCGCATCTGCGGCTGGAAGAGGGCGAAGAGGATGGCCACCTGCAGCATTGTCTGGATGTGGCGGTGGCGCAGTTTGACGGCGACGATGGCGAGCTGGGCCTCGCACTGGTGCATCAGGTCTGGCAGCAGAGCTTCCCCCATGTGCCCGGAGCTGGTGGATCGGTGGAGCTGATGCTGGGACCGGTGGCCTCGGTGGATCAGATCGAGGTCTATACGCCTGCGGGAACTTGGGAGGTTGTCACATCGCCAGAGCTCTTTGAGCTCGGTGGGCGCTCTTATGTCCAAGCGCGCAACTGGCCCCGCCCGGGGCGCTGCCCCCTGCCCCTCAAGATCCGCTTTACCGCAGGCTTTGGCACAGCTGCCGATGTGCCCAAGCCCATCTGCCATGCCATCCTCTTGTTTGCGGCGCATCTCTATCAGGCGCGGACACCAGTGGTCTTGGAGGGCAAACCGGCAGAGGTGCCCCTGTCGATCGCGCATCTGGTGGCCCCCTATAAAAGCTGGTGGCGGTGATGAAAGAGGTCACCGAACGGGATCGGCGGATCACCTTCCTGCAGGCCCGGCGCGAAGAGAATGACGCAGGCGAAGAGGAGGTCACCGGCTGGGAGGTGCTGTTCCACCGCTGGGCGGCCTTTGAGCCGGTGAGCGATGGCGAGCGGCTTCGGGCGGCGGCGGTGGAACAGCGCAGCGATGCGCGGTTCCGGGTGCTGTGGTCAGGGCCCATGGTGCAGATCACCGGCGCGCATCGGCTGCGGTTTGACGGTGCGGATTGGCAGATCACCGGCCTCAAACAGCGCGGCTTTAAAGGAGAGATCGAGATCACCGCCTGGAAGATCCCGGAGGTGTCTTGATGGCCGTCAAAATGCGCATCAAGGGCGCGGGCGATATTGAGCGCGCGTTGGCAGCACTGCCGCGTGGCACCGCCAAAGGGGTGATGCGGCGCGCCATGAAGAAGAGCCTCAAGCCCGTGGCGCAGATGGCGGAGACGGCCTCGCCCTTTGCCATTGCGGTGACCGCTAAACTGACCGCCCGCCAGGCGCGTGAGGCGCGCGGAGATCGGGGCCGCAGCAAGGTGGTGCTTTATGTGGGGCCGGTTGAGCCGGATGGCGGTGATGCCCCGCATGCGCATCTTTATGAGTTTGGCACCGGCCCCCGCGTGCAAAGCTCAACGGGACGCGCCACCGGGGCGATGCCGGCACGGCCTTTCCTGCGCCCGGCTTGGGACGCGAGCCAAGCCATGATGCTGGCGACACTCAAACGCGAGGTTTGGGCGGAGATCGAGAAAAGCCTGGAACGCGCCCGGCGCAAGGCAGCGCGCGCATGAGTATGGAGCGCGAGGTCAAGGATCTCTTGAAGACCTTGAGGGTGCCGGTGGTGTGGGGCGCGTTTGACAGAGATGTGGGCTTTCCCCGCATCACCCTGCAGCGGATCTCAACCGTGACACGCTACTCACTCCGGGGGCGCGCGGATCTCGAGACCGCGCGGGTGCAGGTGAACATTGCCGCCAAGACCTATGGCGCGTTGCTGAGCCTTGGCCGCGAGGTCTCGACCACGCTCACCACCTATCGCGGCGGATCGGTGATCCGCATCAAAGAGCTGACCCGGCGGGATTCCCATGTGGAGACCGGCGGTGATGTGATCCGGCTGCAAATGCTGGATGTGCAGGTGCGCTACCGCGCCTGATGTGGCCGGGCTACCGGCGCTTTCCACCACTTTATGAAAGGACAAGCCATGGCAGAGAATGTCATCGCAGGCGATCTGGCGGATATTGAATGGTCCCCGGATGGAGAAGAGGCGACATTTGTCGTCATCAAGGGCTGTAAAACCGTGGGCATCCCCGAGGAAAACCCGGAATACCGGGATCGCACCTCGCTGGATAGCCCCGGTCGGTCGCGCGAATGGGGCGTGGGCCTCACCGACACCAGCGAGCTCACGTTGAGCTGCTTTTATTCCTCCGCGCTCTATGAGCAGGCGGCGGCCTATAAGGCGGCCGGCAAGCCCGTGTTCTTCCGGGTGAAGCTGCCGCCGATGGAGGGTCAGGCCACCACGGGGGATGTCTTTGCCTACAAAGCCTTCGTGAACCCCTCGGTTCCTGCGGTCGACCATGAGGGCGATCTGATGACCGATCTCAAACTGCGCCCCACTGGGCTCATCAGCTGGACCAAAGGGAGCTAAGGGATGATTGCAGCAGCAACACTAAAGCAGGGCAAGAGCACCCATAAACTGCGCTTCACCACCGGCGCGCTGATGCGCTTTGAAGAGGACAATAACGGCACCGCCTTTGATGTGCTCCTGGATGATCTGATCCAGGGCAAAGGCGGTGTGCGCCTGCTGGTCTCGGCGCTGGCGGCGGGGCTGGAGGATGGTGCAGGCGTCAGCCGCGAAGAGGCAATTGCGCTGGTCGATGCGGCGGGCGGCGCGCGCCAGGTGGTGCCCTTTGTGGGCGACGCCATCGCCAAAGCCTTCCCGCCGCCCAAGGGTGATGCACCCGGCACCGGTGATGGGGAGGCGACAGCGGGAAAGGCCCGCCCCCCGGCGGGGGCGTAGACTGGAGCGCGCTTTATGCGTCGTGGTGCGAGCTGGGCTTGCACCACGCCAGCTTTGAGGGCGTGACCTTCAAGGAATACGATCTCATCACCCGCGCGCGGATCCGGGCCAAGGATGCGCAGGTGGAAGCGCGCCGGGTGCTCAATCAAGAGCTGGGCGTGCTGGTGAGCCATGCCTTCCACAATCCCAAAAAGATGCCGGATTTTACCAAAGCCTCGGCCCAGAAGGGCCAAGGCAGCCGCGATCCTGCGCATGAGCTGGCCGCTCTGCGCGCAGGCCTGATGAATATGCACTTCCAAAGCAAGAAAGGGCCTTAGATGTCCGCAGTTATTGGCGCGCTGCGCGGCGTGCTCTCGATGGATTCCGCAGCCTTTGAGACGGGCGCAAAGCGGGCCAAGGCCACCATGGGCACGGTGGAGCGGCGCATGGTGCGCCTGGCGGGGCATATGGAGCGCGCCGGGCGTCGCATGGCGCTTGGCCTCACCCTGCCGATGGCCGGGGCGGCAGCGGTGGCAATCCGCTCCAGCCTGCAGATCGTCGATGCGCAAGCCAAGATGGCGCAATCGCTGGGCACCACGGTTGCCTCGATGCAGGTGCTGGAGCGCGCCGCAGATCTCTCCGGGGTCTCCATGGGCGAGATGCAGCAGGCCACATTGCAGCTCACCAAACGTCTGAGCCAGGCGGCGGGTGGCAGTGGGGCGGCGGCCAAGGCGCTGGGGCGGCTTAGACTCAGTGCTGCGGAGCTGCAGGCGCTGCCGCTCGATCAGCGCCTGTCAAAGATCCAATCGGCATTGGCGGAGTATGTGCCAGAGGCCGAGCGCGCGGCTGTGGCCTCGGATCTCTTTGGCAGCCGGGCGGGGTTGATCTTCACCCGCGTCGATGGGGCCGCCCTGCGCACCGCAGCGCAGGATGTGAGCCGCTTTGGTGTGGCAATCTCCGAGGTGGATGCGGATCAGATCGAGCTCACCAATGACGCGCTGTCGCGGATGAGCCTTGCCGGGCGGGGCCTCGCCAATCAGGTGACCGTGGCGCTGGCCCCGGCGTTGCAATCATTGAGTGATCGCGCGGCGGATCTGGCGAGCTGGTTCAATGGGCTGTCCGATGGCACCAAACGCATCATTGCCACCACCGGCTTGATTGCCGGAGCGGTGGGCCCGGCGGCGCTGGCGCTGGGGTTGATGTTGAAGATCTCGGCCCCGCTGGCGGTGGCGATGGGGGCTGTGGTCTCCACGGTGGCCCTGGCCCCGCTGCGCTTTGCGGCTGCGGCCAAATCGGCCATTGCGCTGGAAATCGCCCTTGGGGCCACCTCGACCAAAGCGGCGGTGGCGAGCCTCGCAATAAAAGGCCTGCAGCGCGGGTTGGTGCTGTTGCGCGGTGCAGTGATTGCCACCGGCATTGGCGCGCTGGTGGTGGGGGCTGGCTATCTGGCGATGAAGTTCCACCAGTTGGTGGTGGCCACCGGCGGCTGGGGGGCGGCGCTCAGAGCGCTCGGCACTCTGGCGGTGGGCGTCTGGGAGGGGATCAAGACCAGCGCGGCGGCGATTAAACCCTCGCTGGCCGCAATCTGGGCGCAGGTACAGGCGGGCTTTACCCGCATGCTGCAGGATCTGTCGCTAAATTGGGGCAACTTCCTATGGACGCTCGCGCAAGGGATGCGGGGTCTCCCCGGATTGTCTGAGGTGCAGCAGAGTTTGCGCAATGCCTCCGATCAGGCCATCGACAAGGTGATGGAGCTGGATCTTGCGGCCAGCTCCCTTGAGGGGCGCGTGATCCGGTTGCGCAAAGAGGCTGCAGGTCAGCTCACGGCGGGGTTTGAGAAAGCCGGGGCGGCCATGCGCACTCTCTCCGGCCAGATGAACAGCGCCAATGACGCCATTGAGGCGGGTGATGACAGCGCAGATGCGCTGGCCAATACGCTGAACACATTGGATGACACGTTGGATGACGGATCCGGCGGCGGTGTGGCGGGCAGCCTGCAAACCACCACCGAAGCGGCGGGGGATCTGAGTTCTGAGCTGGAGGGGCCGCTTTCAACGGCAGTGGATGGCGTGGCGCGCTCTTTTGGCGATTGGATCGCCGATGGTCTGCGCGACTTCCGCTCGATGTGGGATGGGATCAAACAGGCCGCCAAGCGCGGGCTGGCGGATCTCGCCGCAAGCTTTGCCAAGAACCAGATCCGCATTGCGCTGGGGCTGTCGCTTACAGGGGCCGGATCAGCCGCGCAGGCGGCGGGCGGCTTGCTGGGTGGTGGCCTCTTTGGGGGCGGCGCTGGCGGTGGCGGCGGTCTTCTGTCGGGGCTTCTGGGCAAAGGTCTGGGCGGGCTCTTTGGTGGTGGGGGTGCCCTGGGCGGCATT